ATATGAATAAAGACGTTAATATTTTTATTGACGCATGTGACCAAGTACCATCTCTGGAGAATATTAGTCTCTACCGAAATCTTATCAATGAAGAATACTGGGAATTTCAAGACGCACTTAAAGCCAAAGATGATGTAGAACAACTAGATGCATGTATGGACATGATTTGGGTTATTCTAGGTTACTGTCGCATGAAAGGCTTTGAAGTACCCGGTGCTTGGGCTGAGGTTGCTCGTAGTAATCTATGCAAGATTGATTCCGTGACTGGCAAAGTTATCAAGAATGAATCTGGCAAAGTTATGAAACCTGAAGGATGGAGTGCTCCAGTGCTTGCACCTTTCATTAAACTGTGATATAATATCGTTATGGATGAAGATACTAGAGAAATTCTTTTAATTCTGCAAGAAGAATGTGCAGAAGTCACTCAAGCAATAAGCAAATGTTTTCGTTTCGGTCCTGACCAATTAAAACCTGGTAAAGACAAAACAAACATTCAAATGTTGCAGGAAGAATTGGGTGACCTTCTGGCTATGATTGATTTGCTGGTGAAGAAAGATGTTGGCGTTGATTGGAAAGAATTGATGTTAGCAAAGCAAAACAAATTTTTAAAACTTAAACAATGGAGTAATATTGAAATTGAGTAATATCAATACATCAAAACTCGCCTATCAAATGGCAGTTGAAAACAAACTCCAGGCATACAAGTATGACCTGGTTCTTCGTGAGTTCGACAATATGGTTGAACTTATTGGTCTAGTTAATGACCCAACCCAAGACATGACCGACTTCCGCGGTCGTGAAATGTTGTTCCCCAAGAAGTGGGTAACATTGAAAACCTTTTTTGCAGAGGAAAGGGTTAAAGTATGAGTTTGAAACTTATTACTTTCAAAACAAACCAAACCATTCTTGGTGAGGTTGAGTATAGCGGCGGTGAATATACCGTAAAGCAACCTGTGCAGGTTATTGTACAGCCAACTAAAGATGGTCCAATGATGGGCTTTTCTCCATTCTTAGATTTCTGTGTAGAGTTTTCTACTGGCGTTAAATTTTCATCTTCGGATATTCTAACTGTAACTACACCAGCAATTGAATTGCAAAATCAATACAACCAAGTCTTCGGCTCTGGCATTCAAATCGCATCATCTATCCCTAAATTTTAATGAGTAATTTTTACACTAATGTAATTTGTGTTGGTAACAACATTCTTTACAGAGGCGTAGAAAACGGTAGGCGTGTAAAACTCCGCGTGGGTTACACGCCTACAATGTTTTTGCCTTCCCAAAAAGAAACGAAATGGAAAACTCTCCATGGTGAATACCTGGATGAGATTAAACTTGGATCCATTCGTGAATGTAGAGACTTCATTAAACGATATGAAGATGTTGAGAACTTTAAAATTTACGGGAACACACGCTATGAATATGCCTATATTGCTGATGAATTCAAAGGCGCCATCGACTGGGACCAAGCCAAAATTAATATTGCAGTCATTGACATTGAAGTCGGCTCAGAGAATGGCTTTCCTGACCCATACAAAGCAAATGAGCCAATCACGGCAATCGCAGTAAAAACTATTGGTGCTGATATGAAAGTATATGGTTGCGGAAGTTTTAATAACTCCCGTGATGATGTTACTTACATAAAATGCAGAGATGAATACGACCTCTGTAAAAAATTCTTAGAAGATTGGCAACATAATACACCAGATATCATTACTGGTTGGAACACTCGCTTCTTTGATATCCCATATTTGATTAATCGTTTTGCCAAAATTCTTGGTGAAGATGAAATGAAGAAACTTTCACCTTGGGGTTATATCTCTGAGAGAAAGCTAACCGTCCGTGGGCGTGAAGCCTTGGAGTATGATATCTATGGTGTTTCATCATTAGACTACATTGAATTGTATCGCTGGTATGCTCCCGGTGGTAAGTCACAAGATTCATATCGCTTGGATAATATCGCACAAGTTGAGTTGGGTGAAGGTAAAATCTCTTATGATGAATTTGAGAACTTGCACCAATTGTATAGGCTTAACTATCAAAAGTTTATTGAGTACAACATTAAAGACGTTGAGTTGATTCTTAAACTTGAAGACAAACTGAAGTTGATTGAATTAGCCTTGACTCTTGCGTATGATACAAAAGCAAACTACAATGATGTGTTTGCACAAACTCGTATGTGGGATGCTATCATCTATAACTATTTGCTTGAGCGAAACATTGTTGTTCCGCCACGTGAGGTGAGCGTTAAAGATGGTGCATTTGAAGGTGCGTATGTAAAAGATCCACAAATTGGTGTGCATGATTATGTTGCATCGTTTGACTTGAATTCTTTGTATCCACATTTGATGATGCAGTACAACATTTCTCCAGAAACAATTGTTGAAGTGAAAGATTATGATGACAACATGCGCCAGATTATTTCTGATGGTGTTAATGTTGATAAAATGTTAATCAAAGAAGTTGATACTTCAAAACTACAAGGTGTCACCATTACACCGAATGGTCAATTCTTCCGCACCGACAAGCAAGGTTTCTTGCCTAAGATGTTGGAAGAAATGTATGAAGACCGAAAGAAGTTTAAGAAGATGATGATTTCTGCTAAACAGGAATACGAAAAAGAAACAGATGCCAATAAGAAGTATGAATTGAAAAAGAAGATTGCTCGGTATGACAATCTGCAACTGGCTAAAAAAGTCTCATTGAATTCAGCTTATGGTGCGATGGGTTCACAATACTTCCGATTCTATGATTTGCGTCTAGCACTTGGTGTTACTTCGGCAGGTCAACTCTCAATTCGTTGGATTGAAGAAAAGATTAATAAGTATATGAATGACTTGTTAAAAACGAATGGTGTAGATTATGTTATTGCCTCAGACACAGATTCAATTTATCTCCGTCTTGGTGAGTTGGTTGATAAAGTGTATTCAAAGAAAACGGATGTTAACCAACTTATCTCCTTCATGGACCGTGTCTGTGAAGATAAGATTCAACCATATATTGATAATTCTTATCAAGAACTTGCTACGTATGTCAACGCATATTCCCAAAAAATGCAAATGAAACGTGAAGGGTTGTCTAACAAAGGTATCTGGACAGCAAAGAAGCGGTACATTTTGAATGTATATAACAACGAAGGTGTTCAGTATGCCGAGCCTCAGATGAAAGTCATGGGTCTTGAAATGGTGAAGTCTTCTACTCCATCTTCCATTCGTGATAAGATGAAACAAGTTATCAAGTTGATGGTAACTGGTACCGAAGATGATGTGCAAGAATTCATTGCAGACTTCCGCAAAGAGTTTAGAACATTGCCGATTGAAGAAATATCTTTTCCTCGTTCAGTCAATGGTTTGAAGACATACACAGACAAAGCGCAAATATATACTAAGGGTACACCGATTCATGTTAAGGGTGCGTTGCTGTATAATTACCTGTTGAATAAACATAACTTATCAAACAAGTACCCTAAGGTTCAAGAAGGTGAGAAATTAAAATTTACATACCTGATTCAACCTAACCCAATCAATGATACGGTAATATCGTATCCATCACGCCTGCCAACTGAATTTGGACTTGACAATTACATTGATTATGAGTTACAATTTGAGAAAGCGTTTCTTTACCCAATCAAAATCATTCTTGATTGTATGAATTGGCAATCAGAGAAAACAAGTTCACTGGCAGATTTTTTCTAAAGGATAATTATGAGTTTATTGGACAAAATTAAAAAGAATTCTACGATTAAAGATAGTGCGATTCTATCTAAATCAAAATTCTTTACTGAGAAAGATATGATACCAACATCCATTCCTATGGTGAATGTTGCGTTATCTGGTAAATTAGAGGGTGGTCTAACGCCTGGTCTTACAATGTGGGCTGGTCCATCAAAGCACTTTAAGACTGCATTTAGTTTGTTGATGGCTAAATCTTACATGGACAAATACGATGAAGCAGTTCTTATCTTCTACGATTCAGAGTTTGGTACTCCGCAGTCTTATTTTGATACTTTTGGTATTGACACAGAGCGGGTGCTCCATACTCCTCTTACAGATATTGAACAACTCAAATTCGACATAATGAAACAGTTGGAAGGTATTGAGCGTAATGATAGAGTAATGATTATCATTGATTCAATCGGCAACTTAGCTTCCAAGAAAGAAGTTGAAGATGCACTTGAAGGTAAATCTGTTGCTGACATGAGCCGAGCAAAACAAGTTAAGAGTTTGTTCCGTATGGTCACACCTCACTTGAATCTAAAAGATATACCAATGGTTGTTGTGAATCACACATACAAAGAGATTGGTTTGTATCCAAAAGATATCGTTGGTGGTGGCACTGGTTCATACTACTCTGCTGATAACATCTTCATCATCGGTCGCCAACAAGAAAAAGATGGCACAGAAATTACTGGCTACAACTTCATTATCAATGTAGAGAAGTCTAGGTATGTCCGTGAGAAGTCTAAGATTCCTGTTAGCGTATCTTATGATGGCGGTATCAACAAATGGTCTGGTTTAATTGATATTGCTCTTGAATCTGGTCATGTTCTTAAACCAACTAACGGCTGGTACTGTAAAGTTGACAAAGAAACTGGAGAAATGGGTGACAAGAAACGCCTCGCTGATACCATGAATGAAGAATTTTGGGGTGAAATTCTTGCAAGCGAGGACTTCAAAGATTTTGTGAGGAAGAAATATGAAATCTCTTACGGAAACATTATGGGGCAAAATGATGTTTTGGAAGAAACCGAAGAAGTTTAAAGAATCCATAGATTTCAAACTTCACGACTTTGAAGATACAGATTTAACTGGCATAGAAATCCTCCGGGGTGACTATGCTGGTGTTGTATACTATTATACCTATGCATCTGTAACAGAGGAACTTAACATGGCTAAACTTAAGTTTGGTTACCATGTGGTTAATTTGATGAAATATGACAAGGATGCATTGACAGAAGATGCAACTTTTGTTACAATGTTAGGTGACATACTAACAGAATTAATTTTAACGGAAAAACAAATTGAACCGACTAGAACTCTCTATTCTGAAGAATCTGATATATAATGATGAATACGCACGTAAAGTATTGCCATTCATTCAAACAGAATATTTCTCAGATAACAATGAACGAACCATCTACAATGAGATAAAAGAGTTTGTGGAGAAGTACAAAAATCTTCCAACTTATGAAGCACTGGTGATTAACTTTACTGAGAGCAAGAAACTCACCGAAGAACAGGTTCGCAACTCAATTCAAATTTTGAGTGATATCAAAGCGAACAAAGATGATCCAACAGACATTCAATGGCTGACTGAACACACAGAAAAGTTTTGCCAAGACAAGGCATTGTATAATGCAATCATGGAATCAGTTACGATTCTGGATGATAAGTTTGGCACCAAAGCAAAAGGTGAAATCCCAAAGATTCTTTCTGATGCTCTTGGCGTTTCATTTGATAGGAATGTTG